TCAACACACCAATGAAGAACCTTACGTTTACATTTTGCACCAAATGTCTCTTTCTTCTTGGTAAAAATATTCATCCATGCTTGAGGTTCTAAAGTACATTGCTTACAGTTATAATAAGAAAGGACATCATGTTCACATACATCTACATCCTTAGCTACAACATTACTCGCCAACATGACTTCACTGGATTTCTCGTGTTTGAGAGCCTCCTTTACAAGAAATGTTGACAATTCAGCACCAGACATCAAACCACCATCAGCCCCTGGTATAATAACTCTGTGTGTTACTACTTTCTCACTTCCAAGATCACCTCTAACTATTAATTTGATCTTTTCAACTCTGAAATCCCAGGCATCATGAACTACTGTGTCTAATTTCTTCATCATACCAGTTTCTTCATCTACATACTCTGGTTTCAATATAGGTTGTAGCACAATAGGAAAACGTCTCAACACTGCAGACTCTTCAGCTACAGCATGAGAAGCATTTAAATTCTTAGTATTAGTGGTGGCTATAACCAATTTTGGAATCAAGGGAATGGTTCCTTTGTCCTGTAAATCAGCTTGATTAGTCGCTATACCAACAGTGTTAACCACATCAATAATTTCATTAATGGATGTGATCTTACCAGCAGCAACATGTTTTACATGTTCACGACCTATATCATCTAATAATATACACCATTGTTGAGCTCCTTTGTAACCACTCCAGAAATCATCTTTCACATTAAAAGTATACATATTCTTTTGTGGATCCCAAAGTAAATCAGGGTAAATGTTATGTTTCACCATACCTCGTTGGTATATAGTAGCTACTGTTTGTACGACAGCTGACTTACCAATACCAGGAGTACCATATATTAAAACAGAAAAAGGTGGTTTACGATTACTTGTAACGTTATGTTCTTTAATAAGTCGTAGTCGAACATCCATCAAAGTTTTCCACAATGGTCCTATTTCCTTACCGTATGATTGAAGAAGATTGGCTCCACGAGCAGATAAATAACCCATTTTTTCCAACACAGCTGGTGCAGAAAAAGTGGGGTTAGTGGCTTTCTCGGTTACTTCTAACATTACGCTTTCAAAATCTCGCATCCATTCTCTAACTTGTCTGTTTCTAACTAAAGCTGGCTGTAAAGATTTTTCAACAAAACATTCATAGCCAGTATTAGCAAATGAAACAATAAAGTCCAAACTACTTCTAATTAATTCAGGCGCTGTAGTGAATTTAATCTTACTACCTCTAATATTTATCAGATTATCTAAACCATATTCAGTAAAATTAAGACCAAACTTCTTGGTTAAGGGACATGTAATGATCCCCACTAAAACTCTAGTCATTTTTTGAGATAATTCACCAGTTGCAAGAATTTCCCAGGAATCAATAAATTCTGAAGGGAAACCACTTTGAGGTTCAAGAACACTCTTGGCTGGTAATCCTTTAAAAATGGTAGACATGAAAGTAACAACATCTGTAATATTGAAATAAACAGATAAAAGTCTCAGGCAAGAAAACACAACATTTGAAATGTGTGCAACCTTGCTATCACTCTGAAAATTATTAATATCTCGCCAAAAACCATACACATGAATTACCATGTTAACGTATTCTTGATGAGGTTGTAAGAATTTTGTAAAAGCTTTCATATCATCCCATGCTGGAAAAGGATTGTTATCAAAATTGAATGGATTAACTTTATCAAATATAACCTTATTGCCAGAAACTTCATTATTCAAGAATGCAATTTCCTGCTTACTAAACCAAGAATCAGGATCTTGGTCTTCATCAGTATCACTACCAATAATACAATCGGAGGTTACAGAGGATGCTCGATCACGATATTCAAAAGCATCTTTTGGTGTTACAACATTCATGTCTCTAGGATCTCTTGTTTTTGAAGATTTGCGTTGAGCATTTCTGGTAAAACTAGGAGGTGCTAAATGCTTATTGGGATCTAATTGTGTAATTGGAAGTGTCGGAGTTTTTGAATGTTTGGGTTTGGTATTAAAAATACGACGGGATGTTGTGGGTGTTAGTGTTGTGTTAGGTTTTAAAACTTTGGATTTGTGTCCATAGATGTCAATATCGACATCGAGATCTGGCAATTCATCACTGTCACTATCTCTAATATCAGAATCATCATCACTAGGTTCCAAATTTTTATGG